TGTCGCCATAGTACCCTCCCCCCATCTCATTGACAGGCGGGATGCCAGCAAGACCCTGGAAGCGACGGACCTGGGCTTCTGATAAAAACTTTTTGCTCATTGTTAACTCTCCTAAATATATTATTGTGCAAAATAATCATATATAATTAGAAAGCTAACCAACAAAAGGCAGAAAAATCACATAAGTTTCTTAAGCTTGGCGAGGACGCTTTTTTCTATCTGTTGCACCCTGGCTGGAGTTAGCTGCAATCTTTCTGCTATCTCTCTTAATTTCATCGCGCCATTATTTTTAATTGCAATATTGACACAATTCAAATCGTCTTCGTAGTCAATCCAACAGCGACATTCTGTAATGGGACACGAGACATCTAGTTCAACACATTTTTCGGCACATTCTATCATAATTCAGGATGCTCCTTAGCAATAACATCAAATATATCTTCAAGTTCTCCGTCATTAATGCCAAATTTCGATGCAAGCTCTTCTCCTGCTTGTTTTAATTTGTCTGACTTTTGATGACGCTGAGTGGACTTAATGGTACTATTTTGCAGTTTCCACGCACCGAACCACTGCATAAAACGTTCATCCTCTTGTAAGAAGGCTTTTACAGCACCGCGCAAGAAAGCTGCCTGTGTAACCCCATGGTGATGAAGTTTGATTTTTAAATCAACTTTATGTGACTGAGGAAGATTTGCATATATTTTTTCAGCGGGTTCGTCCCATTGTTTTTTAGGCATCGTATCTCCACTTAATATGGGTATTGCTCTCTGCCAATCCTGACTGAGTTTGGCGAACAAATTCGGCATTTTCTTTCAATTCATTGAGGTTGCGTGCTCCGCTATATGAGAGCCCACTGCGGATTCCATTTTCTAATCCTTGCAATATATCAATAACTGGACCTTTATATGGAATGACCGTGGCGATACCTTCAAGCGAAGATACGTTGCCGCGCCAGTCCATTTGTGCATCTTTGCTTGCCATTCCCCGATACGACTTTAGTTTCTTACCCATTTGGTGAATAACATCTCCTGGTGCCTCGGCTGCTCCAGCGAGCAAGGAGCCTACCATAACAAAATCAGCCCCGGCTGCGAGGGCTTTCACAATATCACCAGAATTTTTAATACCACCATCAGCGATAATCTTTACATCTGGAAACTTATCTTTAATTCTGGCACAATCAATAACGGACGCCAACGTTGGCATTCCGTGCCCAGTTTGAATACGGGTAGAGCAAATTGAGCCTCCTCCTATGCCGACTCTTATACTGCTTGCTCCAAGTTGTGCCAACGCATATGCACCCGTATAGGTTGCAATATTCCCCGCCATCAAATGAACAAGATGCCCATATTTATCTTTTAGATTATGCAACGCTACATGCATCAACAGATGATCGCCGTGGGCTACATCAAGACACAGCACACTAGCGCCAGCAGATATAAGCTCTCTTGCTCTATGTAAATAATCTCCAGTAATTCCGATAGCAGCACCGACTGTTTTATTACCGTCGTCTGATGCTTCTGATACCATAGCTACCTGCTTGTCAATAGAATTATACCTATGGATAATGCCTAGCCCTCCGAACTCTGCCATTCTTTTACTCATTGTGGTGCCACATACAGTGTCCATTGGACTGGCAACAATCGGCACTCTAAGATCGATTCCGTCCGATAGTTCCGAAGACAGAGTAACCTCGCTTCTTGATTTAATATCGCTGTATTGGGGCAATAATAAAATATCATCAAAAGTTAAAAGTGTTTCAAGATCCATCTTCTTCCTCCATGGTCTTTAGAAAGTTGTTAATTACTTCTTGTGCCGTGTTCCAGCACGCCGGACAATAAAGCCGAACAGGATTATCCTTTTCTTGCTCCCTTACCACAACATTCCAGGTCGTAGCCATTTCTTTGTCATTCTTGTCGTATGCCGCCGTGCAAGCGGTACATTCTTCGGGCAACTTGCCAAACAACGCGACTTTTGTTGCCAATTCTTCATTGCCATCTTTTCGTAATAGCGCCTCTTGCGCTCGTCTTTGTTTTCTATTCATCGACTAAGCGCTCCCAAGCGAGGATAATCCTTTTCCCACCCTTCGGGCACCTTGTTAAATACTACAACTGCTGATGGGAATGGGGCACTATTGTTATGACCCCCAAACTTCAGACGACCTTTAATAAAATACACCATTTCTGCTTTCATAACGTAGTTGTGCCAGTATCTTGTATCTGTGCGTGCCGGAATCAACATTACCACTTTTGTATCGGGGTCTTGTGATTCTTCATATCCCTTTTTAATCCATGCCTCAATTCCTCTGCCATAGGGAGGATTAACAAATACTGCATGTCCTTGCCAGCTTTTTGATAGCCCATCTTCTGGCTCCGTATAAAAGTTGGCGCACTTGGTGTTGTAGGGACTCGCGCAAGGGTCCAGATCAAAAGGTCCAAACCTCCAATTTAATTTATTATAAAAATCTTGAGGAGTTGACCATTCTCCCGATTTACTGGAAAACATTGTTTCCTGGGTTGCCTTATTCATCTGTGCTGCCTAGCGCCCCGTCTTGCCGGTCACTAATTGTAATTGGATACCATCCATAAAGATCGGGGTTTGAAGTTTCCATTGCTCTAAATGAAACAACTGGGACCATTACTACCTGTGCAATTTTTGCGTGGGGCTCGATCACTTGTTCTTCTGTGCCGACATTATGAAGGTTAACAAATAATTCTCCATCATATCCACTGTCCACCACACAAGCGCCCACAATAAGAGAGCGCTTAGCCGCTACGCTTGATCGGTTTTTAACTTCAAGCATGTATCCATGTGGGACACCAAATTTCAGCCCTGTCGGGAGGATCGTGCTTTCTCCTGGCTGGATAGTAGCGGGTTTTTGTTCCTTGGGTGAAAAATAGACATCCAATCCTGCATCACTTGGGTTGCTGCGGCTCGGTGGATGTGCGTTCATATGCACTCTATGATATTCAATAATCATTGTATTGCTCCTTAATGTTTATATTATAACTGGGGTAGTGTTTATTGTCAACTTAATAATCTAAAATTATGACGAATCGATCTTGTTGAATATCCCCATGTCGGGTGGTAATCTAGTCTAGCCATGTAGGGACGGTTAAGAAAAAGAATATCACGATTTGAATTCACGCCCCAGCATTTGATGCTGGTGGTGTGTCCCGTATCATCGATTACCTCAACGACCCAATATTCTTTATTGTGCTTTGTTTTTCTTGAAAGAATTTTACGAGGAATAAACCAAGTAAGCTGTAATTCAGGATCAAATTCTCCAATTGGTGGGATAAACTTGTTTTCCAACTTCTGTCTAATCTCTCGATTCATTACGTCGCCCATAGGAAATACACCTGTCAACTCAACTGTATATTGAATTAACTCTTCTTCTTCAAAGTCGCCTTCTGGACGATAAAGTTCGATGTTGTCTTCAAGTTGCTTGATCTTTCTCGGTCTATCGACCGCAACAGCAGACCAGAAATGTTTTAATCCGCTGAATCGTGTATCTACCAAGCCATTCATCGCACCAGATCGAACCAAAACGTCTACCGCTTTCTTGTTCAGTTTAGAATAGGTAATATTTTCATTAAATAAGAAATCTTCAACTGTTTTAAAAGGGCGATTATGTAAAATTTGGTCAATTGCCGCATCCCCAAGTCCTTTAATAGATGTTAAGGGCTGAATCAATGTATGTCCATCTTTGCTGATTTCCCAGACACGACCAGATGTATTTACATCTAGCTTTTTGATATTGAAACCAAAGCCTTTTGCAATATTGATAGCCTTCTCTTTTCTGCTTTCAGGCTCTTTGTCGAGAAATGCCGCCATCCATTCTGCTGGATAGTGATGGGCTAACCAAGCACATTGATATGATAGCATAGAATACGAAACAGCGTGCGATTTGTTGAACCCATAACCAGAAAAGTATTCAAACTTATCCCATATGCTCTGGGCGATGTCGTGGCGAATTCCCTTTTCTACACAACCTTCAATAAACTTGGTGTGGATTTTCATCTTGGCTTCGTGACCCTTGCCTGTTCCTTTTTTGGTCAACAGCTTGCGAAGCTTGTTACCTTCATCAAGAGATACGTCTTTTCCAAGCTTATGGGCAAGAATGGCAATCTGTTCCTGAAAAATTAGAAAC